GGTAATTCGGAGTGGCCTAATTTGTTTAGTCTCTGCTCCCGGGCGGCGAGTTCGCTTCGCTTTGTGCTGGTGATGACGCTGGCAGTTTTTTCGAACGTCGGCGGGCGCGAGTACAAACATTATTTGGGGAACGACCATAGGAGCACGATATGAAAGTTGCACAGAAGGTATCGGAAATACAGAAAGACCTTGCGAAATTAGCCGGTATTTGTAATGACGCCGGACAGTATCAAATCGCCACTATTGCTCAGGGTTGCTTGAGGCAAGTTGCAGGGATGAGTACCCGACTTGCTACAAAAGAGAATGAGGAACTAGCAAGCAAGAGATTTTAACTCTGGTTGAGGGAAAAGTGGGCAGACGTAGGAAAGCGTGTTGCACTCGCATTGAACAAATGGCCTACGAGGTCGAGTGGTACGAGAAGCACGGTAAGTATCCGGATCGAATCAAGACGGATAGCCTCGGCCATCGCTACGTTGAGTGGGACCGTGGCTGGAATGGGCGAAACCAGTATCGACGAGAAACGATTTGGAAACAACTTGCCGAACATGTTCAATTCAGACTAACGGGGCTTAAATGAAGCTGACTTATTTCAGGGACAAGGCGCAAAAACATCGGTGGCGAATCCGCGCTGCCAACGGCGAAATTGTTGATTCGAGTTCGGAGGGCTTCAACACTCGGATTGATATGCTGGTCAATATCGAGCTAACGGCGAACGCGTTGCGCGACACGCGGGATCAGTGGTGGAATGACCTCCACGGAGATTAGATTCCAGCCGGGGCTGTTGGACCCAGAAGCGATTCGATACCTGTACCTGAACACCGGCATCGCGTTCAAACTTCTGTTTGGCTACCGGCCTCGCAGAGTGTCTGAGTTATTGCTAAGTGCCGAGTGGGATCAGGTCGGGCCGAAGACAGAGGCCGAATACACTCGTTTTTATCGTGACTCGATGTTGGTCACAGAGGAAGTCGCGGCATGGCATCAGGAGCGCAACGGTCAGCGATTGCGTCGAGTAATCCACGCAGGGACCATCGCAAAACAACTTGGCATGAATCGCTTCTGCGAAGTCGGTGCCGGGATCGGCACGGACGGCGTTGCGCTTGCTAGACTCGGGTTCGATTGCGCTTATCTTGCGGAAATCAATAAACATTCATTGCATATGATCGCGAAAATGCGCGACCTTGCGATGGTCAAGCTAACAATTGTCGATCTGTCGGCGACAACAAAGGAACTTTCACATCGTCATTTCGCGCCGGTCGATTGGCTGTACAGTTCGGACGTGTTCGAACACATCCGCGATCTGGAATATTGGCTCGATGGCTGGGTTCAGAATTTTCGGCTCGTGATCGTTTATGCGCCGTTCGGGAAATCGGAAAAGAACCATGCTCACACGGTGTACACAAAGCGCGAGTTCAACAAATTCATGGCAGCGCAGGGATTCGAAAAGGTCAAAGTGCGCGGCCTCGGCATCCCGCCGATGGTTTACCGAAGGTGCGATGATGCCTATTCGTCCTGAAAACAAGAGCCGATACCCGGACGATTGGACTGACATAGTTGCATCTATTCGTGAACGATCAGGCAATCGGTGCGAGGGATCGCCAGCTTACCCAGATTGCCGCGCTGCAAACGGCGAGCCGCATCCGGTGACAGGCTCAAAGGTCGTATTGACTACGGGGCATTTGGATCACACACCAGAGAATTGCGATCCGAAGAATTTAAAGCACTGGTGCCAGCGCTGCCATCTAACCTACGATGCGAAGCATCACGCAGAAACCGCCTACATGACCAGACGGCATGGCTTGGCAGAGGAAATGTTCGAACTATGAGAATTAGAATGCTATCGCCCAAGTCGCTGACGCCGTACAAGAAAAACCCGCGCGATAACTCGAAAGCAATCGAGTCTGTCGCGCAGAGCATCAAGGACTTCGGATTTAACCAGCCCATAGTCGAGGACAAGGGCGTGATCGTTGTCGGTCACACGCGGCACTCTGCGGCGCTGCTTCTCGGGTTGACTAAAGTCCCTGTGACCGACTGCAAGCATCTGACGAAGGCGCAGATTCGCGCATACCGGATCGCGGATAATCGCACCAACGAGAATAGCTTTTGGCTCGAAGTGGAATTGGCCGAAGAGCTGCTTGCGTTGAAACCCGACCAAAGGAAATCGACTGCCTTTAGCGACGAAGAGCTAGACGAATTGCTCGGTGCTGCGGAGGATTCGGTTCCGGTTGCTGGCAAGGTGGAGTTCAGTCAGGAACTTTTGGAGTCACGGAATTACGTTGTGCTATATTTCGACAACGATGTTGATTGGCTTAACGCCCGGACACATTTCAAATTGAAGTCGGTTTACAGTAAGCGGTGCAACGGAAAGCCGTGGAGCAAGGGCATCGGGCGCGTTGTCGATGGTGCTAAATACCTGCGGAGGATTACGAAAAATGTCAGTCGGAAAAAAAGATAGCGAGTACACGGATGCAAGAGGAAATCTGCACAGGCAGTTCGCAGATGGTCGTGCTGAAATCTACATCGGCGGCTACGACAAGGATACCGAGTACGTTGAGTGTACGGATGAAGCCGACAAGGCTGTCAATCGCAAGAGGTTTTTACGATATGTTGCGCCGCCTGTTGCTGAAACTGTGCTGCACAATGATCCGGAAGTTGCGACGCGGGAATTAGATGACGAGGCTATGCCGGGGATCGATTCGCTCGACTCGGAAGACGATGAAAGTTGAGATATTGTCACCGTCATACCGTCGCGCCGAGACATCATCTACGCAGGATTATTTACCCGCTTGCACCTATGTCGTTGCACAGTCCGAGAAAAAGGCTTACGAGCGCGCAGGAAGGCGCGTTATTGCCGTTCCGAATAGTGTGCAGGGCAACGTCTGCCGTGTCCGCAATTACATACTCGAAAATTTCAACCCCGTTCTAATTCTCGACGACGACATTCGTCGCTTCGGTCGATGGAATCAGCAGAAGAATTTGAAGCTCGATACCGATGAAGCAATGGAATTTATCGAGCACGCGTTCATTCTTGCCAAGTCACTCGGGACAAGAATGTGGGGCATGAATTTGCTCCCCGACAAGGGCGCTTATCGCGAGTACACACCATTGGCAATGCGATCCGTGATTCTAGGCCCAGTGCAAGGGTTTATCGGCATGGATTTGCGCTATGATGAATCCTTGCCATTGAAGGAAGACTACGATTTGAGTTTGCAAGTGCTGAACAAATATCGGCGCACATTGCGATTCAACATGTACCACTACGTTTGCGGCCAGCACACGAATGTCGGCGGCTGCGCTACGTATCGGACAATGGATCGAGAACGGAAGCAGTTTGTGATGCTGCAAAAGAAGTGGGGCAGCGACATCGTGCGGATCGATACGCAGGGTGGTCAAGTGAACCAGAAAAAGCGCACCAATTGGGACATTAACCCGGTCGTGCGCGTTCCGATTGCTGGTGTCTGAGTGGCTGGACAAGAGACAAACGTCACCGGCAAAGTGCTCGCTCATATTTTCGGAGTCACTGAGCGTTACATTCAGATTCTTGCGGCGGATGGCATCATTTTCAAAGAGGGGCGCGGGCGATATCGGTTCATCGATTCATTGATTAGTTACATCGCTTTTTTGAAATCGGATCGAGAGTCAACGCAAGTAGGAGAAACCGCTTACGGTGACGCCAGGACACAAAAAATGCGCGCCGATGCCGACAAAGCGATCATGGAAGCAGCGACGCTCGCGGGTGATTTGATCCCGGTCGATATCGTTGCCTACAGTTGGAACCACATGACAGGCGCGTTTCGCGCTAAACTTCTCAATCTGCCTAAAAAAACTGCGCCGCTAGTCCAGCATGAGAACAGCTTCCGCAAGTGCCAGTCCACTTTACAGTCGGCCATACATGAATGTTTGGCAGAATTATCACAGTACGAACCTCCCGCAAAGCATTTCGGAAACCTTGAGCAGTTCCTATCTGGCACCACCTCCCGACTTGACGATAAGCCAGTGGGCCGAAAAAAATCGAAAACTGTCAAGCGAAAGCAGCGCAGAGCCGGGTAATTGGTCGAACAGTAGAGCGCCTTACCAACCGGGCATGATGGATGCTTGTTGCGACGAGGATTCGACCGACGTTACTTTCATGACTTCGTCGCAGGTCGGCAAGACTGAAATCATAAACAACGTGCTCGGATACCACATCGACCAAGACCCTTGCCCGCTGATGATCGTGTTTCCGACAAAGGAAATCGGACAGGCGTACTCAAAGGATCGGCTGGACCCAATGATCCGTGACAGCGGTCTTGATACGAAGGTCGCGCAGTCCGGATCGAAGAAAAAGGAAAACACCGTACTGCACAAATCGTTTCCGGGCGGTCACGTGACGATCAGTGGCGCGAATAGTCCTGCTTCGCTGAGTTCGCGGCCTATCCGAGTCGTGCTGTGCGACGAGGTTGATCGATTCCCTTACAGTGCTGGCGAAGAGGGCGACCCGGAGCAGTTGGCATTCAAACGAACGCAGACTTTCTACAACAAGAAGCGCATCGATACTTCGACTCCGACGATTAAAGGATTGAGCCGAATCGAGGCTCGCTTCAAGGCTGGTGACATGCAAAAATACTTCGTGCCGTGCCACAAGTGCGGCCATTGTCAGGAACTGGTCTGGAAGCAGGTCAAATTCAAAAAGGCCGACAAGCGGGTCGATCCGTATTACCAGTGCATCAGTTGCAAAACGCATTGGAATGAAGCGCAAAAGCGAAAGAATGTTGCGCGAGCCGAAGACGTAGAGGGTGGCGGCTGGATCGCAACGAACAAGAATTGCGCAGCCGGGCATCGTTCGTTCACCATTTGGGAAATCTATTCACCGTGGTCAACGATGGACGAAATTGTTGAAGCGTTTTACGCAGCAAAGGAAAACCCGCTAAAGCTTCAAACGTTCGTGAACACTGTGCTTGCTGAGAGCTGGGAGGAAAGCGGCGAAACCTTGTCGAGCAATAAATTATTTCATCGACGCGAGCGATATCCGGTCGATGGTGATGGCGAGCGGGTTGTGCCGAAGGATGTTCTGTTGCTGATCGCGGGAATCGATATACAGAAAAATTGGATCGAGGGCGAGGTCGCTGGCTTCGGGCGCGGCGAAGAGTGGTGGGGAGTTGACCATTGGAAAATACCGGGAGATACGGAGTCTGACGAGGTGTGGCAGGAACTTTCGGAGCGACTGGAAGTGACCTATAAGCACCAGTCCGGCCACATTCTGAAAATTGCAGCGACTGGGGTCGATTCAGGACACCGGACCAATACCGTGTATCGATTCTGCGCGGAACGATCGCTGCGTCGTGTGTGGGCCATGAAGGGCAGAGGCGGTGAGGGAGTGCCAATCGCTTCACCACCGACCAAGAAAAAAACAACGATACCGGGAATGCCAGTCGATCTCTACACAGTCGGAACGGATCAGGCGAAGTCAAGCATTTACGCGAGATTGAAGCTGCGAAGGCCGGGACCGGGCTACTGCCATTTCCACACGGACTATACCGAGGCGTTTTTCGAGGGGCTTACCGCGGAAAAAGCACTCACCGTTTACACGAAAGGCTTCCCGAAACTCGTGTGGAGGAAACCACCGGGCGTTGCGAATGAACCTCTAGACATTCGGGTCTATCAATTTGCTTGCCTTGCAATTCTTAATCCTGTTTGGAGTGCGTTGCAAAAAAGGCTAGAATCCGAACCACCGGAGGAAGCGAAAGCGGATGACGATGAAAAACCTGAAAAAAAGCGACGCAAAAAAAGACGTAAGCGTCGCTCTGGCTTTGTTGGAGGCTTGAGCTAATGCCCGGACACGAGATTGTCGAGTTACCGCGTCGAATCACCATTGGTGACACGATCACATGGGACGAAACGCTTGGCGACTTTCCTGCGAGCGCGTCGTGGGTCGTCACATATAGCTTCACCAGTCCGGATGCGCGATTCAACAGCACACACGCTGCTGTGGTTGACGATCACAGAATCAGCATTGTTACCACCGACCTCGAGGAAGGCCATTACGCCTGGACAAAGAAAGTCACCGATGGCGCGGAGACGTTCACGCTTGAGAGTGGCATCCTTGATGTCGATCCGGATTTATCGGCCGACACGACCGGAGTAGATCGGCGCAGTTATTCTGAAATTGCTTTGGAGGCCGTCGAAGCCCTGCTGAAAGGTAAGGCAACGAAGGATCAGACTAGCTACTCGCTGAATGGTCGGGCATTGTCGAGGTATTCGATTGACGAGCTGACCGAATGGCGATCTACATTGCGAGTAGAGGTGCGCGACGAGAAGCAAAAGGCCCGCAGAAAGTCGGGCGGGAAATCACATGCCAACGTCCGTGCGAGGTTCAGTAGTGCGATTCCTTGATCGATTGAAAAAGCTAATTCCTGTCAGCAAGAAAACCGCGAGCCATGCAATGCGGAAGTATGCTGCTGCGCAAATTGGCCGACTGCAACAGGGTTGGATTACGCAGCCTGCGCTTATCGATACCGATATTCGCGGAGGGCTAACTGCGCTGCGCGCCCGGTCGCGAGAGGAAGCACAAAACAATGGCTACTACAAAGGATTCTTGCGCGATTTACAGGAAAACGTAGTCGGAGCTCAAGGCTTCCAGTTAATCAGCAAACCTATGGACACGGACACTACGGTTGACGTTGAAGCGAAAAATAGTATCGAACGTCACTGGAAAATCTGGCAGACAAAGGAAATGCGCCCGGAAGTTTCGGGCATGGGATTCAAAAATTTTTGCAAATTGGTGATTCGATCTGCCGCGCAAGATGGCGAGGTTTTTATTTGGGAACGCAAGGGCGAGAGGTTCAACCCGTACCGCTATTCCCTGCGGTTAATGGAGCCGGGCAGCGTCGATGTTAATGTGAACACGGAACAAAATTCGGGAACCGTGACCGGAGTAAATGTTGCTGCTGGCAATGTTGTTCGAATGGGTGTCGAGTATGACGCGAACAGATTTCCGGTGGCCTATCACGTTCTCGCAAGCGAGCGCGATGTCGAGTTTTTCATTCACGCATCGACCGGGCGGAAGTATATTCGAGTGCCAAGCAATGAAATTATTCACCTATTTCTGAATGATGGGATTTGGCAGACTCGCGGTGTTCCGTGGATTCACCCTGCGCTGCTTCGCTTTAATCAACTTAACAAATACGAGGAAGCCGAACTCGTATCTGCTCGTGGCGGCGCGAGCAAGATGGGCTTTATCACCGATGGCGAAGATGGCACCGGATATACCGGGGACGACGACGAAGACGACTCCGACGACGATTATTTGATCGAGGAATTTGAGCCGGGAATGATCGGACGACTCAAGCGCGGGCAGACGTTTACTGGCTTTAATCCGGATCACCCGAACGCGATATTCGGCGATTTTGTAAAGGTCAACCTGCGCGGAATCGCGGCTGCACTCGGAGAGTCGTATAACCAATTTGCGCAAGACCTCGAGGGCGTTAGTTTCGGAAGTCTGCGACAGGGCGCATTGAGTGAACGCGCTGTGTGGATGGGCTTGCAGCAGTGGTTGATCGAGGAAGCATTTGACAGGATCTACGCGAACTGGCTTGAAACCGGATTACAGGCGCGAGCGATCACCAACAGGAATGGTGTGCCGTTACCGTTCGAACGCCTTGAGAAGTTTTTGGAACACGAGTGGCAACCTCGCCGTTGGGATTGGATAGACCCGCTAAAAGACACTACTGCCGATCGTTTCCAGCAGCAAGATTTAACCATGAGTCGATCCGAACGGATTCGAAAACGCGGGCGGCAACCGACCGAAGTATTTCAGGAAATCGCTACCGAGAATGAGCTAATGACCACGCTTGGCATTGATTCCACGGAAGTTGATGCTAAACTCGGCTCAGATTCGGCTGACGACCGTATTGCGATACTTGAAATTGCGGTAGGCGAGTTGGCCGAGGGGAAATAGAATGCCCAAAAAAGTGAAGTCGAAAAAGATACGCACGACGCGGCTCGACCGCATCGCGTATTTTGATCGCGGGACACTGGACATGGACGCCAGGACAGTTCAGCTTGCATTTTCAAGCGAGCAGCCCGTTTCACGATGGTTTGGCGATGAAATTTTGGATCACGGCAAAGGCTCTGTTCGATTGGATCGACTTCGATCAGTAGGGCCTCTGCTGCTGAACCACGACAGCCGGGATCATATCGGCACGATTGAATCTGCATCGATTGATAAAGACCGCGTTGGACGCGCGGTCGTTCGCTTTGGAAAAGGAAAACAACGCGACGCAATCCTTTCGGATATCGAGGACGGAATCAGGCGATGTGTGAGCGTGGGCTACCGCATTCACCGGATGAAACTCGAAGAAGCCAGCGACGATTCAGTGGATATATATCGCGCTACTGATTGGGAGCCTTTCGAGGTGTCGCTTGTGTCTATGCCCGCTGACACATCTGTCGGAGTAGGCCGGGAGGCCCGCGAATGGCAACCGGAATCGTCAGAGGAACATGACACGATTGTTATCGATGTACCTGTAAAGGAAACCAAGACTATGAAATTCGACACGAATGGCAACCCAATTGCCGAAACAGACGAAGATCGCGCTGCGATTGCTGCGGGAACTGCGAAGCGAGAGGATGGTACGCCGTTTGTTGCTGCTGCCTCGGCTCCTGCGCCAGTTGTTGCTGCCGTCGCTGATCCGGTCAATGCTGACGATGTTCGCGCCGCAGAACAACTTCGAATCAGGTTGATGACGGAAGTCGGTGCGAAGTACGGCCAAGTCGATTTGGCAACGAAGTGTATTGCCGAAAACAAATCGCTGGCCGAGTTCAATGCGATGTTGCTCGATGCGCTACCGGGCGCACAACGTTATACGCCGGAAACACGCTCTGACTCCGATGTGAATATCGGCCTCGACGGAAAAGAGATAAAGCGATTCCAGTTTTTGCGACTGATTCGTGCGCGCACGTATGGCCACGACCAGCCAGAGTTCATCAAGGAAGCCGCTTTTGAACTTGAGGTATGCAAGGTTGCTGGTGAGGAAGCCAAGAAAGACAACCGGAAGCAGCGCGGGCTGATAATCCCGAATGATGTTTTGCTCTACCAAAACCACGATGCGTCGCGGGATTGGCGGGCAGTTCGTGCCATTCAGGAATTGATGCAGACTCGTGTCTTGACACAGGCTGTTGCGGGAGCGTCAACGATTGCTGAGGACCTGCTTGCCGGGTCGTTTATCGATCTATTGCGCAACCGGATGATCCTGTCTGCGCTCGGCGCGACGATGCTGAACGGGCTTGATGGTGACGTTGCCATTCCGAGACTGACAGGCGGTGGCACGGCTTTCTGGCTGGCCACGGACGAAACCGATATCACCGAAGCAACGCAGACGTTAGATCAGGTCACGTTGATTCCGCGTAATGTCGGCGCGTTGTCCGTGTTCACGCGACAATTGCTGTTGCAGTCGAGCGTTGCAATCGAGGCACTAGTGCGAAGCGATATCGCTACGGTGCTGGCGATTGCGGTTGACTTGGCTGGACTCTACGGCACTGGTGCAGGTGGACAACCGACCGGTGTTGCGAATACGGCAGGCATCGGCGCACCGGGTACATTCGCTGCCGCGGTGCCGACCTTTGCCGAGGTTATTTCGCTTGAGACAGTTGTCGCGCAGGCCAATGCGTTAACGGCATCGCTTGCTTATGCAGTCGATACCGGAATGCGCGGAAGCCTGAAATCTGCCGAAAAGGTTGCGACGACCGGCCAGTTTATTTGGGAGGCCGGAAACACGCTCAACGGGCATCGCACGGAAGTCTCGAATCAGATTACAGATGGCGATGTATTTTTCGCCAACTGGTCCGATTTGCTGCAAGGTGCATGGGGCGGTCTTGATGTATTGATCGACCCATACACACTGTCGGCACGAGGCAACACGCGAGTGATCGCTTTCTGGACGACCGACTTTGCCGTGAGGCATCCGGAGTCGTTTGCATTCGAGAACGACACGCCGTAAGCACAACACACGAGTGAAGCATGACGCTGAACTTGCGAACGGGGCGGGCATTACTGGCCCGCCCCAATTCTAAAATAGGTGAGGAAATGGCGAACAAAGCAAAAGAGAAACCACCGGAAAGACCAGTACGTCTGCCGATGATTCGTGTCTGCGGTCGATGGCAAAAGCCGGGTTACAAGCCCGATGACGAGGAAGTTGCTGCGTGGGAAAAGCGTTGCAAGGATCGTAACTGGGATCGGAAGACAGGCAAGCCTAAAGTTGCTGGCTCGAAAGAGGCCGTCAAAAAGAAATAACAATGCCGCCTATCGAATCCGAAGCCGACCGTGCGTCGTTTTTCGATGATGCGGAACTCGCAACCATTCGTGGCTTAGATGTCCCGGGACAGTTTGACGAACGCACCGAGTTCGTGGAGGGCGTCGGGCCGGTTGCAATGCAAACAACCGATCCGGTATTTATGTGCCAATCCGTCAAAATACCGAAGGACGCTCAGGAGGGCGAGCCAATCGATATCACCCGGCAGGACGGCACAGTGTTTTCGGGAACGATGGTCACAATCGAACCTGATGGGTTCGGAATGACAACGCTCACTTTGCAGGCCAATGGCTAAACACGTCCGTCAACAAATTCGAAAGGCGGTGCTTGCGGAATTGCAGGGACTCGCGACTACTGGTGATCGAGTGTACGAGGGCCGCGTGTATCCGCTTGCCAAAGCGCAGTTACCGGGATTGTGCATCTATACGCCGCAGGAGGATTCTGCTCGCGAGGAATCACCGACCGAAACAATGCGCGATCTTGCGCTGGTTGTGCATGGGCTTGTTGCGATCAGTGATCGGATCGAGGACGAGCTGGACGACATTGCGCTTGAAGTGGAAATCGCAATGGACTCGCTTGCGAAAGTCGGGAATCTGGCTAAAATCTACCACGGCATACAACGGACCACGACAACGCTTGAGGGCGACGATTCCGATCAGCCACACGGTGCAATTGAAATGGAATTTCTATACACTTACCGAACTCGGGCCGGGACACCCGACATTGCTCGATAACGAGGAACGAAGATGACTACAGCGACAGGCAATTCCGGATCACTCAGCTTTGCTGCGGGTGCAATCACCGAACTAAAGTCGTGGTCGCTTGAGGAAAGTGCAGAGCAGATCGATGACACGGCAATGGGTGACACAAACCGGACTTCGAAGTCTGGACTGCCAACCGCGAATGGAACCATCGAGGTTCATTACGACGAAGCCGATTCTGTGCAAGAAGGTATGGATGCTGCTACGCAGGGAGTTTTGATTCTATTCCCGAAAGGAAACACGACCGGCCAACCGCGAGTCACGCTTACCGTGCAGATTACGGGTCGGAGTACATCCGGTGCCATCGATGAAATTCTGCCGCAGTCGTTCAACTATGCAATTGCCAGTGGTTCAGTTGTTCGCGATCTGGTCCCGTAACGCCTGGACAACTTGATATCAACTGAGGTGGGAATATGAGTGACGAGCAAGCCGTTCACCCGGACGAGACTCGATTCGGGAAAATACACGCGAAACGCCAAGCCGCCAAAAAGGTGCGCGTGATTAAGGTTCCGGAGTGGGGGACCAAACGCAGACCTCTGCTGCTGTATGCCTATCCGCTGACCGTCAACGATGTGATATCGCTCGACCACGTGTACCACAGCAACGCCGAGCAGAACGTCATGCAGATTATTCGCCAATGCCTCGACGGAAAAGGTGATCCGTACTTCACTCTGGTCGACAAACCGGCTTTGCTGAATGAACCGTCCGACATCATTGGGCGAATACTTGTCGCGCTGAATGGTGAAAATTCGACCTTCACCGAGGAACTAAAAAAAAATAAGCAATGACCCTGAGCTATTCGCTCAGCATTGGTGTGCTGAAAAGCTAGGCCGTTCTCTGGAATCAATTCGGGCCCTGTCTGCTACCGAATTTCGCGCGTGGATGGCATACTTCGCAATCAAAGGTGAATCGCCATATTCGGTGCATGACAAATGGCTCGACGCAACCAAGCAGAAATAGTCCTGACAGCGAGGGACCGAACGAAATCCGCGTTCCGTGCGGTCAATAAAAACCTCGGACGATTTGCCGCTGTCGGCCTTGCTGGTGGAGTTGCGGGACTCGCGTTGCTGACTCGTGCCAGCCTGAAACAAATTGATGCTCTGGCGAAACAGTCTCAATTGCTCGGAATCACCACCGAGAAACTTGCTGCATTTCAATTGGTATCAGAGAAAACCGGAGTTGAGCAGAAGACTCTCGAAAAATCGCTGATCAATGTGACGCGAGTCGTTGCGGAGGCGGCAGAGGGAACCGGGCTTGCTGTTGACACCCTGAAAAAACTCGGCCTAGAGTCGGTTGCCCTGTCGAAGCTAAGCCCGGACGAGCAGTTTCTGGAAATTGCCGAAGCTATGAAGGGCGTCAACACGCAATCGGAAAAGGTGCTCGCTGCTTACGAGTTGTTCGGTGGTCGTGGTGCTGCTTTGCTGCGCACGCTCGAAGCGGGTCGAGACGCATTCGAGGAAGCAGAAGAAAAGACACGGCGGTTCGGCACGGCGATATCGGCTGTTGATGCCGCGAGCGTCGAGGAAGCCAATGACGCATTTACCGATTTGAAGGAAAGCATCAAGGGTGTTGGCTTCGATCTTGCTCGGCGATTCGCACCGGGAATGAAGGACGCGAACGAGAGCGCTGCGAATTTCATCGTCACAATTCGGCGCGACTTTATTCCTGCGATGGCGTTGCTGTTCGAGCAATTAGGAATACTGCAAAACAATGTGCGCGGCCTGTCAGATATTGAACTCAGTGTGCGAGTAATCGTTGCCGAGGATGACCTTGCGGAAGTGCAGGGCGATCTCGATAAATTCAACGCATCGAAAATAACAAAGGCGACAGAGGCCGCCGATAAAGAAACGGCCACGGTTACACAATTGCGAAAGCAGCGATTGGTCGAGTGGCAAAGGGAGCAGTTCGCGATTGAGGCTGCTGCGATTGAAGCGCGACTGGCGCAAGTGACCGAGGAACAAGAGCGCCGTGCGCAGATTATTTTGGATGCTGAGCAGAAATTGGCTGATACAAAAGCCGCGCAAATCGAGGAAGCCCGCCTCGCCGCATTAGAAAAAGAGCGTGAGTCTGCGCAAGAGGTGTTTGAGGCTCGAATTGAAAAACAAAAAGAGGAAACCGCGTCATTCATCGAAGGCGAACTTGATCGTGCGCGAGCCTTTCGTCGGATTCGATTTAATGAGGCTCGCGAAGAGCAGCGCGCGGCGCGGGCGCAAGGCAGATTAGAATTACGTTCTGCGCAAAATACGATCAGGTTGCGACAGGCCACTGCGCAAACCAGCATACAAATATTGCAAACGCTTGTTGGTAAAAACAAGACCGTCTCGCGTGTATTGTTTCTTGTCGAAAAAGGATTGGCGATTGCTCGCACGGTTCAAAACACGGCTGCCGCACAGGTGAGAGCACTTGCTGATTTAGGTCCGATAGCTGGACCGCCCGCCGCTGCCGCTATCGGTGCATTTGGAGCCGCACAAATCGGATTGATTGCTGCGACTGCTCTAACGGGCGTAGGAGCGATTGGCGGTGGCGGTGGTCTAGGTGGTCTAGGTGGCGGCGCAGGATTCGGTGCAGGGGAGTTCAGCGGCGGTGGCGCGGCGAATGACTCTGCTCCAAGCTCTGGCGGCGCGGGAGTGCAAGAGCAGGGAGTCGTGCAGTTGATATTTCCGAACGTGTTCGGGATCACGCCGGATGCTGTCGATGCGATTGCTGACGCGTTGCGCGAGGCATCCGAAAATCGCGATGTGATTGTTGTCTCTGGACAAGGACGCAACGCCGAATTACTAGCGGGAGCAAACGGTTGAGCATTTTCACTTACACTGCGAGGCGCGAATTGTCGCCCGGAACATCCAACCTAGAACTTGTCACTCGAGATTTTCGGTTATTGTCAAGGCGGCTGACGCGACGTGCGAAAATACGACAAAACACATCGCTCAGTGGTTCGGTTGAATCTCTATTGCTGCGAAGCGAGAAGCATTATGCCTGTCAGTCGCAGGCCATTGAGCCGCGCAGTTTGGACGAGGCGCGACTGCTTGAGTTTATGGCATCGGTTGAGAATGCCGAATTGTTCACGTTTGATCGGTACGGCACGATCGCTGTGCCTGACAATCCGGTTTCATGCTTGATGGTGTCTGCTACCTTTCCGGAAACTGAACAGGCCAAGAAATTTCACCGCTACGCATTCGTGATTCGTGAGAGCTGATAACACCCTTTTTTCAACTGACAATGTGGACGGCTCGAAACAGCCGCGCTATGTCGTTAGCATTGATTTCGATGGCACATTGCAGCACATCACCTCGCACGACGACATTGCGAATGTACCGGCTGCGCTGCCAGTTATACAGAATGCAATTGTAGGAATCAGCGCGACCAGCCAAACGTTGAATCCGGATCGTGCCAACGCAACGATTGGCAGTATGTCGTTCGACATTGTTGACCTTGCGAATGCCTTCACCGATGTCGTTCGAACTCAATTAACCACAAACGATATCGGGCTGCGCGGTCGTACGGTGAAATTTTACGTTGGCTACAAAACTGACCAAGATGGCGCGGGCATCTTGGATGGGACCAGCACCGACGATAATCCAGACTTCGATAATTTTGTGCTGTTTCAAACACAGATTGTGCAGAGCATCGAAACAAAGGAAGGCAAATATTCGATCAAGTGCGCCGACATCCAGCGGCAAACTAAGACAACGATTTTCGAGTTAGAACTAACCTATCTCACAAGTTCGATCACCGATGTTGCGACGACCATTCCAGTGCTCGACTTGTCAGGATTCGAGGGGAATTTCCACGGAACAAGTTACACGGATGCTCCGAGTCTCGACGTAATTTATATTCAGATTGACCAGACAAAGGAAATCATTCGTTGCCCGGTTTCTGGAATCAGCGGCAATAGTTTTACGACTGTCACCCGCGGAGTTTTGGGAACGACTGCAAAGGCCGTGGAGGTCGATCCAGCGAGCCTGAGCGACCGCAGGCCGAAGGTAGAGGAATACGTCTACCTTGAATTACCTGCTGTCAAATTGGCCTACGCGATCCTGACCGGCGTAATCGAGGGAACGGCTAACGTCCTGCCGAGCAATTGGCACGCGGGAGTTTCGACATCGTTCGTTCGACTGACTGACTTCAAGACAATTGGCGACGACCTGTGGGTGCCGACCGACGACACAGCGGCAGTTGTTTTGCGATTCAGTGGAATCGATAAACAAGATGCCAAGAGATTTCTGGAAACAGAGATTTACCTGCTGCTCGGATTGTTCTCGCCGGTATATGCAGATGGACAACTCGGCCTCAAACGCATGGTGCCTTCGTTGTCGGATTCGCCTTACCAGTTCGAGGTGAATGACAGCAACGCAATCGGATCGAGCAACCTGCGTCACGACATGGAGTCGATGCAGAATAATATGCGTGTCGATTGGAATTGGAACGGTGATCGATTTATTCGCTCGACCATCATTGTTGACTCCGCGTCGATCACAAAGCACGGACAGGCCCCCGAAAAGCGAATGAGTTTTCGCGGGCTGGTCGGGACACGATTCACGGAGCAAGTGCTGCGACAGTTGCTTACCTCGCTGCGAGATATGTATACGGGGCCACCACTACGCCTGGACATCGACGGATTCCATTTGATGAACCCGCTTGAGGTTGGCGACGCCGTTCGCGTCAATCTGTCGAATATCAGAGATTACAGCCAAGCAGGATCGAACCTCGTTCGAACAATGGTCGTGCATGGAATGACTGTCGATTGGCTAAAGGGCGTCAAGCTGAAGTTGTTCGGTAGTTCCGAAAGGGCCGACGAAATTCCACCGATCACCGCGACGACCTGTTTGCCTGATGCGTTCTATCCGCAGGCCGGTACTGCGCTGTCGAGTGTGCCGGGATTAATGACAGGCAATGTCACCAACGCAGGAGCATTTACACTGGTCGGTGATCCCGACATGAATGCGGCGGGCGCAATTTTCTATCACGATGCTCCGCTGACAATAAGTTCCACTACGACGCTGAATATTGAGGACAACGTACAGCTTAGAGTCCGAGGTTTTTTGACCATCGATGGATCGATTATCGGCACAGGGCAAGGACTCGCAGCAGGCACCGACAATTTTGTTTTTGATGAACACTACTTTTTTACTTCGGGCATCAATTTCGGTACAGAGGGATTCATTGGTAACAGCGGTTCGCATTTTGGCTTGTTGTTTCGTGAGCCTGATGATGGCGGCATACCAAAATGGGTTTGGGTCACGGCACCGTATTCGCAGACCGGCCGGTTCGATGCATTCCCTAACCTCGTGCTTGAAGTCGATGATGCTGGCAGCGGTTCAATCATTGGAATACCTACCGATATGCGCGGCGGCGGCGGTCCTGCAGGCCCGAGAGCCGGCCTAAAAATTGGCCTCACTGGTCGCACTCATCAAAAAAATATCGGCGGTGCTGGCGGTGCTGGTGGTGCTGCTCTGGTTATCGTTTGTCGGGGTGGAGACTTCGGCGTGTCCGGAGAGATTCGGCTCGATGGTGACGATGCTTTAGAACCAACCGGCTTTTTCGTCACTGCACCGAATCCTACCTTCCACATTTACGGCGGTGCGGGTGGTGCCGGATGTCCGGGCGCGTTGTTGTGGCTTATCGATGGATCGGCGCAGACGTTTCCGGATATTGCGGGACACTTTTTTGCGATCACTGGTGATGTTCCTGCTCAGTTCGCGTTGCCGCTTCAAGGCGAAGGGCAGTCGGCAAGCAGTCAGAACAGGAGCCTGTCGCAAACTAATGCGCCGCAGAAAAACATGGCCCCTTTCATGCCGTTTTTTCGGATCAGCGGATTCGATCAGTCGGGCGTCAATTTCAGGATTTCATTCTTGCCTTGCGATGTGACACCGGAAGACGACCAAGCAATAATTTTGCCACCTCCGACCGGGCTTACTGCGGAAAGCATATTCGAGGGCGTTAAAATCGATTGGACAAACCCTGAACCCGGATCGTTCGACCACATAGAAATATGGGGCAGCGATACCAATGTTCGGGCCGACGCGATAATGATTGCTACGACGAAGGGCGAGCAGCACGTCGAGTCGCTAGACAATGTTGCGAAGCGCACTCGCTACTATTGGATTCGTGCTGCTGATCTGGATGGCAACGTCAGCCTATTCGAACCTGACACATCAACAACAACTGCTTCTGCCGAGCCGTTTCGCGAGCGAAAGAATTGGATTCTCGACCCTGAGTTCGACATTGGCATTCCGTGGGTCGGTAATGGGAACGGATCGCAAAATGAGTTTTGGATTTTTACCACGTTCACCACTTCGACCGGCGACTTTATTACTGGTGGTGGTCAGAATGGCTCGAATGCGATTGACCTCGACCAGAAAAACGACAGTGCTGGATTCGCGCAACTGCGAATGAAGAAAAAGCAAACTTGGCGCGGTGATGAAGGCTCTTTCCTGTTTCAGATAAAGTACCGAACCGAGGGAGTCGCCGACGCTTTAGACCATGACAACTGCCAGGTTTTTACTTGCACATCGGTTACTGAATTTGGCGGCGCACTTAGTTGCATGGGCAGTCCGAAATTCACAATGCCTCGAACGTCTGTTGGTGTCTGGAAAACCTTTGACGTTGTTTGGCATATAAATGCGACCGACTTTAATTTTCTGACCTTCGAGTTTTCAATCAATGGCAATCAGGGAACTGCTGACACGCTGCGCATTGATTCGATCAGCGTGCAATCTATCGGGCCTGAGTTCGGCACAGTAAATGTCGAAGGCGAAACGATGGCTGGTCCGGTGCCAAAGGCACAAGTCAGCCAACAAGGTTTGTTTTTGCAGGGTGACGGATCGTGGGGAACGCCGACAGGTAGCGGTGTCGATTCATTTGAAGGGCGTACCGGCGTGGTTGTCGCCAACATTGCCGACTATGCTGATCGCGCAACAATTTATTCTGTGCTGCAAACATTCCGTGCGAGTGTTGCTGGCGGCGCGAGCATACGAATCCTCGAAGGCGTTGCGCCTTCGGCCCCGGTCGATGGCGACATTTGGGTTACAACCACCGATATTTTGGCTCGCATCAATGGAGTGACTAAATCGTTAATGGCGGCTGCCTTCGATGATCTTACAGACGTAGACCTCACCGGCGCTGCTGATAATGACCTTTTGTTCCGAAGCGCCGGCAACTGGATCGACACGGCTGGCCTACTAACATGGGATGGTGTGAATTTCGATGTGCGAGCCGGTTCTATCCTGCGCATATTTGATTCAACCAACGTAGACCATGTCGATTTCAATAATGACGGGGTCGATTTCAACACAATTGGCACAAGTACGGCTAACTGGGATGTCAGCGGCTTCGATCAATTCGCACTGTCTGGTGGTTGCGATTTGCTCATGAACGATAACCTTATAATACGAGCAGAAATTGACGACTACTCGATCACCAACGCCACAGCAGTGGTCGTCGCGAACGCGGTCACACTGACCTATTCTACGGCGCAGTCGTATGAGTTAGACCTTGAAGCTGCCACAGGCAACGTCACCATTACGATCAGTGGTGGCCCGCCGTCCGGCACGTATGGCGAAATGATAGTCAAGATTCAGCAGGACACAACGGCAGCGCGCACATTAACGTGGGCCGGCGGCACGTTCATATGGCCCGGTGCCATAGAAGTTGAGCCGTCACCCGCCGCTGACTCGATCACAATTTACTACTTGTCCACATGGGATGGTGGAACGACTTGGTACATTAACGGCGTAGCGTACGGCTAGTGTTAGTCGGTAGGGCGAATGCCCACCTTCTGCTACCACTAATGGACAATTGGCCGTTTGTTAGCTGTGCATTTGCGATTGCTGATGTCAATGACCGCTTGGACAGCCACCCTGCCAAGGGCATCATCGAAGCCAATAATTGCTTTGTGCATCAAGGTCTATTCTTTGGCTCGACATCGGACCGCGCAGCGACCAAAGTAAGATTTGACACATTAGTTGCAGCCAATCCGGGCATTATTATCAATATTCACATCGACATGAATTTGATTAAGTTCGATTTTGACGCCGATGGTGGGCTGGCAAAGAAGTGGTTGACAACTCAGTTATGGGCTAACTCGTCAGATTACGACGAGTATTTGCTGCGTGACACTGGTGCCGGACCATTCTTGTCATTCCACCATGAACAAGCTACAGGGCTAGCGCTTAATTGGGCTTGTAATGACACAGTTATGCAGCGAATCGTCGACGGCCAGATCGATGAGTATACCGATTTTGATGGCACTAATCCTGTGCTTGGCCCCCACACATTCAACATTATGCACGACAACATCACAGAAGGTGAGAATCGCCAACGTGATGTGGAGCACAGTGGTTCGATTCAGCGCCAAGAATCATCAACAGAGATTGATATTCCAACATGGAGCGGCGTCGGTCTGAGTGGTGGCCCAGATGGCGCGGGTTATACGTCGTTGACAAACGAAACCAATATTGTGGCGGTGGAGTCGACTCACACAGCCGGAGACTACGCAAAGATAACCGGACATAAGGTTATTGATGGTGATACCGACAGAATACGTTTGGCAATCTCACTTGAACAAATAAGTGTCGGTAGTGGCGATGAGTTTTATCTGTTCAGGAAGTTTGGTGGTGGCAACAACGGCCCGGGCGAGATTACAAAAGCGCAAATGCGCATTGGCATTAAAAATTTCTTTGACCGCGTAAAAACGACAGCGCTGACCAAGGGTGCCGTTGTTGATCCTGTCTTCAACGGTTATTCGAGAATGCGCAAAGAGGCCGGCACAGCCCCAGCCCACCCGTCTGAATATGTTGGTTTCTTTGGTTTTGGACATTTCGAACGGTGTGGTGAGCGGCTCGGCTTTTTCCAGACTAATGACACCGAGTATCACACGACGTTTCAAGACCCGCCTGGCGGGTCAGAGGGTGGTAGTGCGTGGGACCCCGATCGTGCTATGCGCAACATTGAGTACGACAAGTTATCTCTACTGGCCAACGTACAATCGGCAAGTGGTTATCCGTGCGTTTGGATGAATGCGCAGACGCGGGAACCGGCTGGGTCCAACAATACCGCCGCGAAGTACGATGGTCTGGCTGAACTCGATCATGCATATGACCTCTTTTGGTGTTGTCTGTCGTGGTGCATGACCAACGTCATGCCGCAGGTTGAAATGGATTCCGGCCACGACGAGCCGGTGATGATTGATGAACAGATTATTTCCGCTGGCAATCCGATCACTACTAGGAACTTCGGCACCTATGATCCAATTGACCCGACGCCGACGAGTCCGGGAGTGTTTACGTGGCGTGCTCCCGACTTCGGCACGCACGGATATTTTTTCAAGTTTGGCAACATCGGCATCATCATCAATCTGAGGAAGATGACAACGCCCGCTAATGCTTGGATTCCTTCATACTTGCCAAGTGGTCAGCCGATCGACGTATCGAAGGATCGGTTCACCATGCCAGCAGCCCCATCCGGTAAGAAGTATCAGATGTTGAACCGGGCGACTTATGTCAACCCTGACACTAGCAGCAAATTCTTCAACTTGGGGCCGACCGACTTTGATACCAATGAGCGAATCTTGCGCGGTGCAGCCCTAAACGACGGCACTGATGTCGGTGCTACTTACGACTGCAGTGCTCTGGAGTGCGCCGTTTTCATACTGGTTGATGTTTAGGGTTCGAAAATCATGGTACGACGCCTGTAACCGTTCCAGAGTGCAAAACGAATTGACCGGTGGCATAATCGCAAATGCGAATTGAGACTAATCATGGCCAAAATTGCGGGACACGAGATTACCAAGAACACGGTTGTCGGAATGAGTATCGGTACGCTGCTCACAATCATCGTCGGCCTTTGGGCTGCATCCGGAATCGGTCGCCCGTTGTTTGCGGCTGACTTGAATCGGATTGAACAAAAAATTGATTCGTATCAGAGTAGCACTGCGGTGCAAATATTGAACATCAGGAAGTCTGCATTACAGAGTGAGTTACGAGAGGCGAAGCGCGATGTTCGCAGAAACCCGGACGACGAAGATGCTGCGGAAGACGTTGACGAAATCGAGTCAGATATCACGGAACTCGACACAAAAATTGCCTGTCACCGAACCGATGGTTGCCGGGTGGAGAATGAAATCTAATGAATGTCACGGCCTTTGATATTGCGCAGGTGTTCGTCGGTACGGAGGAAGTCGGCGGTGCGATGGACAATCCGCAAATCCTTGCGATGCTGAAACTCGATAATAAGTGGCCCGAGAATGACGAGGTGCCGTGGTGTTCTGCCTTCGTCAATTACATTTGCAAGTTGCTGCGATTGCCCCGGTCGAAAAGCCTGCTCGCTCGATCATGGCTGACGGTCGGAAAGGAAATCGGATTACCGAGTGCGAAGGCCGGGTTCGATATCGTGGTGCTAAAGCGCGGATCAGGCGACCAGCCGGGAATCGAGAATACAAGTGCGCCTGGACACGTGGGATTCTACGCAGGACAGGCAGGGAACTTCGTACAGTTGCTTGGCGGGAACCAATCGAACAGTGTTAGGATATCGAGCTATGATATATCGAGAATTTTGAGCATCAGGCGATTGCTCTGAATTGAAATCACGAGGGCAGGAAAATGGTTGACCTAGTTGTTGTTGCCGCGAACGTAAAACCGGGATCGGATTTAGTTACCAAACGCGGAATCGCGGGTGAGGGGATTACCGCTGGCGATTCTGTTTTCAAAGCGACGGATGGCCAAATCGAATTGGCTGAACACGACCTTACTGCCGCAGATGCCGCTGCTATTGGTGTCGCCTTGAACGATGCTGCCCTAGACCAGCCTGTTGAATATGGGATCACCGGCACAATCGACATGGGCGCGATTCTCGCAATCGGCCAAACCTATATTGTCGGCGTTAGTCCCGGTGGAATTGCGCCAGAAGCCGATGCTGGTGTCGGTGATTTTGTTACCGTGCTCGGAGTCGCCACGACCGCAAACATTCTGAAACTTGGAATATTGCAAAGCGGCGTTGCTCACGCATGATTGGAATGCTCGCCGGTTTGGTCGGTCGATTGTCCGGGCCTGTTCTGGTTTACGTTATTCTTGGCTTGTTCGTTTCGAATGCGCTCACCGGGTATTTACTCAAGTCGGCTTGGAAGAAAAATGCGACTGCCGTGCTTGAGTGTGAAAATCAGGCGCTACGGGATGCCAACGATCACAACCTTATCGTTACCGCTGAACTCGAACGGATCCGAGCAGATCTTTCCGCGTCCGAGCAATTCAGAAAAGATCAAACACGGATTGCCAATAAAAGAAATGCTGCCGCGCTTCGCTCAAAGGAAATCGAACACGAGAAACAACTGGCCGCATTGGAGGTCGCGACAAATGAAATCGACGATGAAGACTTTTTTTGTGCTAGTGAGCCTGTCGCTCCTGCTCAACTTGTCGGGATGCGCGACGCGGTTACCACCTATAACCGAACTCGAAATAATCCGAGTACCGCAACCGACGCCGATTGAAATCCCGAAAGAGAAATTACCCGCTTGTGATCGTGTCAAATTACCTGCGTTTGATTCACAGTGGCTAGACCTTCCCGGCGCGTATCTTATGCTGCTGCAAACGCTCGACAAATGTAACGCGCGAATCTCCGCATTTTGGCTCTGGTATGATGCACAGGTCGTCCACCCCATCGAATAGGCCGCTGTGATCGTGGTCTGCTAACGGCTCTGCGGCGTCCAAAAAAACGGTCGGAAAAGTGGACAGTTGCTGGTGTTCTATGGTCAGCGGAGTAATATTTGAGCTGAGCCCAAAAACCAGCAAACACGGAGTACGGCAAAATGAGCAAGGCAGCAAACCCCCTCTCTCTGGTCCAACTAATCAATTTTTATCTGGCTCATTCGAACCAGTTCAACGCAATCGTTTTTCTGATTGCCTAACACGGAGTAAAGAAAATGTCACACGAAATCAAATTGTCACACCTGATCGTTCTAGACCTCACTGCTCACGACAAAGAGCTAATCGCAACCGCCATCAATGTTTTCGGAAGCGGCGACCATCCTGCTGCTCAGATCGATAACCTTGATTTTTTCGACCTCACCTATCTGCTCGAATGTATCGATAAGGGAATCGAAAAATGCAGTCACCCTGATTTCAAGGACGAAGTTACCGACCTCTGGTGCTCGATACACATGGCGAAGGATGAAGTCGATACCGCCATGAAAATCAAAGCGGATCACAAAAAGAACCTGAGTCACAACCACTGGGCTTTCAACGCTGGACACGCCGCCAGCGAGGAAATGGAAACGCTCGACCGTGATGCTGCTTATCCTGCTTACCGACAGGCGGTTGTCGAAAATAAATTCGAGCCGAGTATTTCTGCCTCAGTTTGTTTCGTTGCCGGTTTTCTCGGCAAGCCTTTCCCGAAAAATGATGATCGGGTGACCTCATGAAATTTAATAATTGGAAACCCGCACCGGACTATGGCTGCTTTGTACGGATGGTGCGATTCAACGAATTGCCGATGTTGCAGTCAGCTCCAATGCTTTTGAGTGGCGACCGAGAGGATTCGAATTGCGATGTTAGTCGTTCTGCTTTTGATTCGGAAATCGAATTGAATGTTTACACTCGCTATGTCGCAACGATTTTTCACTGTAGGACTCAGACTGTTGTCGATTCGATTCGTGGCTAATACAGTTGATAGCTTGAGCATCCCGTGGGGTGCTCTCTGGTGTCAATTGGGATGCCGAAAATAGGAGTAGAAAAAATGAAACGAGGAATGACAATCGAAGAGCTGCTTACGGAAGTGCAACGTCAGTCACGCGCGAAAAAGGATTACGTCGCATCGACACAGAACGATGTTCGAATGGTGCCGATGCCCGGATTCCCAAGTAACGTAGCTGTCGTTTTGCAGAAGGGGCAGGAATCGGAAGTTGCCGAAAATTACCCGGCTGTTGGGCTTCCATGTCTCGAACGGCTTGAGATAACGGAACACGCACATCGACAGATTGCTGGTCGGTTGCAGATACCGTGGAAGTTTTACGCTCGGATGCTTGAAGACCATACCGATATCGTTTTGGATTCGGTCAACAAGTTATTCGAACGTGAGCCGGGAACGCGCCTATTGCGAACGATGGACAATAAGCTGAGAGCATTCTTGTCGAACCGCTACAAGAGGATAGATAATGACCAAGTGCTCGGAGCCGCGTTGCCCGCTATCGTGAAAGGCGATCTGGAAACAATTTTGCTCAGTTCCCAAGTGACCGACCGTAACCTTTACGTCAAAGTGCTTTTGACCGGCGAGGATATGAAACAGGAAATTGGCAAGACTCGCGATGGAACACCGGACATTGTTCAGCCGGGTTTCTGTCTCCGCAATTCGGAGATTGGTTCTGGCTCGGTGTCGATAGCAGCGTTTTTCTATCGGAGTTTTTGCTACAACGGTTGCGTGTTCGGGAAGACAGACGCCTTCGAATACAAGCGTGTTCACCTCGGCGGTGCATTGATCGAGGGCGTTGATTTCGAGGTGCTGTCGGACAAGAGCAAGAAACATGAGGACGAAACGATTCTCAGCCAAGTGCATGATGTCATGCACGCGATTGCAACACCGGAGTTCGTCAACCAGATGGGCGACAAACTCAGAAGTTTGCGGGAAGGTGACGGAATCAAATATCCGATTCCGGCAATCGAATTATTGGCGAAGGATCATGGCTTGAATCAAACCGAGTCAGACGAAGTGCTCAAGAACTTGATCGAGGACCGGGACTATTCGAGGTGGGGAGTGGTCAACGCGGTTACGAAAGTCGCTAACAGTGAGGTGGTTGATTACGACAGGGCAGCAGACCTTGAAGTGATCGGCTCCAAGCTGATCGACATCACCAATGCCAATTGGAAACGGATGGTAGAAGCCGTACCCGTTGCCATAGCGGCATAGCAAGGGGTGTCCGGGCGTCGGGGAAATCCTGACGCCTGGACAACTTTCACAACGGAGCGTTCATGCTAAAACTTACCAGAAACAAGGGCGAGAAAATTATCATCACGCACGAAAAGTCGGGCGACAAGATCACTGTTGAAGTGCTCGACGTGCATCGCAATTGGCAAGTCTATTTGGGCATCGATGCCGAGAAGACCTTCCTGATTGATCGGGAGGAAATCTACGAGGCAAAAAAAGCAGAGGGTCGAATATGAAAACGAAAGTATGGCAAGTAAAAATGGGAGACATGAAGTATCCAGCCAGACACGGCAGCACGAAAAATGTCTGTGCGCGCACGCTGACGGAAGCGGTCAGTAAAGCAGAGAAAGCAGAGCGAGAACTTTGCGCTCAAATGGCAGAGGACGAGGGCGAGAAATTCACTCCTGAAAAGGCGATTGCTATCGAGTTCTTGTGCGAGCTGGACGACGACTGAACACAACAACAGGAACGGAAATATGACGACACACGCATTAAAGGAATACAAAGAAATTCTCACCGACCGATCACTAATCGCACGATTCAACGCAGGGCGACCCGACAAGACTCTCAAATTTTCCGCGCAGCGGAATTTTGCGTTGCAGATCATTCAAGGCAGCGAGTATTTGCGCAAGTGCAGTCCGGAGTCGATACACAATGCGCTGCTCGATGTGGCGTACACAGGATTGACTCTAGCACCGTCGCAGTCGCTTCTGTACCTAATACCCTACGGAGACAAAGCGACGCTCTGCATCGGCTATCGCGGCATGGAGCAGATGGCTTTTGGAACCGGCGTGGTGATCGCGATACAGGCGGCGCTCGCTTGCGAGAATGATCCAGTGTTCCGAGTCGGCACAGGTCCGGATGGTCGGTACATCATGCACGAGGAAGCACGAAAGGATCGCGGCGAAGTCACTCACGCCTATTGCATCGCGCAGTTCAGAAATGGCAAACAGCACGTCGAGGTAATGGATCGCGAACAACTCGATGCAGTTGAGGAACACGCACAGAAAAAGCAACGCAGTGGAAAACGCGGCGGTGCCGTTTGGCGCGGCCCGTTCAAAGACGAAATGCGAAAAAAGGCTGTGATCCGTCGAGGATGGAAACATTGGCCTCACGATGCAGAGGGCAAGATGCAGCGAGCAATCGAGGTCATGGACACAATCGAACCTGTGACTTTCGAGGGCGAGGCCGTTCGAATCATCAGCCGAAGCCAGACCAATCAACTCACCGACCTTTGCTCGGAACACAACATTTCCACTGATACCGTGTGTCGTGCATTCGGAGTAGTGTCACTGTCGTTGATTCCTGAGAAGTGCTTCGACGAAGCTGTACGGATGGTTGCGCCGGTATGAGCGACATGATCCTGCGACACGCCGTTCACGATTTACTACTTGCTGTCGAAAAACAGAGCGAAGGAATCGAGTCGCTTCGCGTTGAAGTCAAGAAATTACGACTCGAACAGGAACGATTGACGAATGCCTGTCAGAAGTATCCACCGGGTGGAGGACCGTACTGATGAAATATGCTGCGAGAATTATTATCACCGCACTTATCTGCGTTTGCTTGATTACCCTTTTCGGCTGCGCATCGATGACAGAGGAATATTGGCAGGATCGATACGAAAGCATGACCGCCGAGGAAATCGAAGCAGCGAAAGCCGAGGGCGGCGAACTTGTATCAGTCTGCAATCTGACGGACTGCATTTTTGTTTGGATTTACTGACAGCAAGACGAGGTGGGAATATGCGATATTACATTGAGCAGCGCAGCCGTGAGTGGTTCGAGTTGCGGCTTGGAGTCGTCACATCGACACGGCTTAAAACCGTCGCACATGGCACTCTAGCGGCGCAGACGAAACTCTTGGACACGATGGAATGGGAAATCAATCACCCAGATCAGGCGCTGGAAAAATACATGGAGGGATTCGGATTCGCGACGCCGGCGGCGATCAAACTCGGAAGGGAGCGCGAGGATTGGCTGATCGCCCGCTATGAAATAATGGTGCAACAGGCATGGGGTACTGCACCAAAGATCGACCGACCCGGATTTATTCGGCATCCGTCGATCAAGGAATTTGGTAGCAGTCCTGATTGGCTTGAGGTCGGCCAGTGCAATGGTCGAACTGGTGAAGGCAAGACCCGAACCGATCAATCGAAACACGAGTACGCGATGCAGCGCGGCTTGCTTCCGGAAGACAAGGATCAGGTTTACACGCACATGATGTGCGCGGGAATGACGCTCTGCGATTACGTGTCGTATTGCCCTGACTATCCGGACGTTTCTGCCCGCATTGTCATTATCGAAGTGGAACTCGATATCATCTATTCGAATTTTCTATATGCCGAACTCAATCGGTTTTTAACGCATTTTCGGGCTGGCACTCGCCCGACTGTTCCGCAGATTCAATCCGGAGTGCCGAGTTTTTTTGATTAGAGGTAACAATATGTTTGGAGGAAAAACGAAAGCCGCGTGGATGACGCGGCGACAGCTAGAGGTTTTGGAGACGATTCGGAAGCATGGTCGTCGCGGCGTCCTGCTTTGGTATACGGACATAAACCTGAGTTCGATCCGCAGTCTCGCAAAGCGCGGCATGGTCGATACCCGGTCCAGAGGTCGAATTGTCTGCACTAGGCTAGGGAAACGCCGTTTATCGCAGCCGTGGCCTACCTTGCAGCCCACAGGCGATCAAAAGGATCGCGGGGACGTAGTTGCGTCGGGTGCAGCGGAAATCGCTCCTACGGACGCTGAGGGCGTCTTACCGGAAGCCCGCCACTCGCACGTGGCTGGCCTTTGACGTTGAGGTGTGGAGGTGGTATCAATGTTGCCGTCCGGGGCCTGTCGGAGAACAGGCCCCTTTCGGACTTAGAGTGCGATCCGGCGAGGGATCAGCAGTTCAGACACCAATTCTGCCTCCCGCGTTCCCGCATTACAAGCCGAATCGAGTCGGTGCATCAGTCACAGGGATGGCCACAGTCACGCCGACCGGGGATCAGTTTGTGCCGAGGGCGATTCGGGGACCGGCACGAAAAATGAGAATCGGCAAGATGCTGTCAGGAACCCGGCTCGCAGAACGTCATACCGCCGTACCGAGAAGCGAGGCAAACAGGCTAAATCCTGTGGGCCTCGTTTTGCCTCCCGCCCCCCGAAAACTTGAAAACCATTTACGATTTTGCGAGGCGTCGCATGACCCCATCAATTGAGCAGGAGTTCGCAAAATATTGCGTGAATCACCTTGTCACGCGGATCGGTGCAGACCAGAGGAACAACCAGAGGCACGCTTTTTTTTGCGGGTTTAGATCGTGTTTGGATTCGGTCGAGGAACTCGCGGATTTGTTGGACAAAAACGAGGACGAGTGCGAGAAGGCATGGCAAGTATTGTATGCCGAATTTGAGAGATTCGCTCAGGCGTTTGTGTCGGGCGAGGATACAATCAACCACTAATTGGAGGTGGGAAACATGGCAACAAAGAAAAAATCGAGCAAGAAATCGAAATTGAAAAAGGCTGCGGCCCCCGGGAAGGACGCCAGGACAACTAAGAAAAGCAAAAAGCAAACGAAGGCCGACAATGCCGCGAATGCCGCGACGGATCGCAATGAGTCTGCACGGAAGCGGGTGACGGTCGCGAAAAAGGCACTGGAACGTTCGCGGAATTACGCTGCTTCGGGATTGGCTGCTCAAGTCACGGAAACCTTGCTCGATGAAATTCGGGCGCTCGACAAACCGTGGCATCACACATCGGAGGCACAACAGTCCGTGGTGATTGCTCGATTGTCGGATCGGGTTTACAACGCGATGCAGCAAGCAGTTCAGGTGATGTCAGCGGTTGGGCATAAGGCGGTGATCTGCAATCTGTTCTCTGTGACGTTCAAGGATGGCGTTCGCGCTGTGGTGACTGTTGCGCCCAATTCGGATATGAAACACGACTTGGCGGACTATGCTACTCGTGATGTCGTGCTGGTTCTGTCTGATCCCGGGGTGTTCATGCAGGGGTTGCAGGACATCAAGCCGGATGCGGATCAACCGAAGCTAATCTAGCAAACCAACGTGATCGAATCGTATTGACGGTGACTCGATCACAGCGGGAGCGAGGTCTGAGCGATGCATTTTGGGGCCTCGCTCCCGAATCTGAGCAAACGAGGTGGGACTATGGAAATTGATGTTGTACAACTGATCGAGGTTCTCGAGGAACAATCCGTGGTGTATGGGACTTCGGATGCACCCGAACATGCCGTCGAATCGATTCGACTTCAACTAACCGCGAATTGTCTGCGGAGATTTAGGGACACATTGATATCAATTGCGAATTGTCAGGCGGGAATCGCCTCGCACGCTGCACAAGATGCTCTGACCAAGACAGGGCATTGTTCGCATTTCAATTCTGTCTATCGTGCTGGCCCCGGGCCGAATGAAAGCGATGGCGTTTGGTTTTGCCATGATTGCAAAAAGGAATCGGACATACGTCTGATGCCGTTCAAGTGAAGGACGACAAAGGCGGTCCTGTCGAGGATCGAAATTATCAATACGAAACTCACTACGAAGACCGTGAGGTTCCGGAAGCCAAGCGAATCAATCGAGAGACTGCGGAGCGGTGTCTTTTTTTCTTGGCGCAGAGCGCAGAGTCGCACGCTGCTTGGAGCTCGCGGCGCCGATTCCTGGACAAGTACATCGGCATCGTTTTAGCGATGGAGGAAACCAAGGCCGGTACTGGCACCGCTGCTGATAAAACGCGGATCGCAAAAAAATCGATTGCTTATCTGCGCGTGTTGCGCGACCTCGAGGAAGCGATGTATCACGAAACGCTGCTGTATGGGCTGCGGAGTGCTGCTGAGAAAAAATTCAGTGGATGGCAAACGCTGAATGCAAACCTACGAATAGGAGTGAATATGTAATGGCTGAGAGTAGAAGCAAGAAAATGCCAAAGCGGGAGGTATGCTTTACCGACATAAAATTAGTTGGCCATCGAGCCATCAGCGCCAAAATCTGCTACACAATCGAAACAGACAAGCGCACTACATGGATCAACCAGCCAATCGAGTTCACCTTCTGCGACGCCATGCACCTTGCGCGTAAGTTTCACGCAATGGCGAAGGAACTCGAAAAGCAACTGGACGATTTCAAGACCGCGGTACACGGAGGAAAAATAGTATGACCACCACAAATGACACTCAAATAATTTGCGCATTGGTGAGTGCAGTCGTGCACTACCAAGAATATCTGGACACACGAGAGCCTATGGATTTGGAGGCTGCGAAAAGCGCACTTTACAGTATGCCGTTGAAGCAATGGCTCAGACACAATCATGCTCTAGTGCCAATTAAGCGGGATGGAGACACAATCACGGTGCCGGGATTATGAGGTTCGGCAGATACAAATCGAGGAAAAATAAAAAGCGCGCAGCCATCGCGAAGCGCCAGTTCATTGTTTCTGAGTGTGATCGCTCGGAACAGATCATGATAAACAGGCAGCGCAAGGAGAAACGTAAACGCGAGGCTAACTTTATTAGGAGGTTCACTGGTGGATTCTAGCTTTTACAACACGATCAATCTTGAGGCGAGAGAATTGTCTGACGCGCAACAGGCTGCATTGAGCCAAGAGCAGAGAATTTTGCGGTTTATGATCGGCTGTCGGCAGGGTTACAGCGTTGCACCTAGCGCAATTGTCGGTGACGTTTTCGACAATGATATTCTGCTCACCTCGGTTCGTAGAGCAATGACGAGCCTCACGATTCGCGGTGATCTGGTAAAATTGAGCACTATGATTGTCGGACCCTATGGAAAGCCCGAACACCTATGGACTGTTGCTGCGAAATGGAACACACATACTCCCCTGCAGGGCGAGTTGCTGTGAGCGCCTCGCAGATTTTGCTTGAGGAAAAGTACCGGAGAGCGACGGCGTTTGGGAAGTACCTCGACGAACATCCGGACGAAGGCCCATTGATCGAGGAACTCAAAACACAGACCTGCCTGTATCGAATTGCGATTGCGAATGTTCTCAGTGATCGAGTTCCGAAGGAACCGAAGAAACGTGCGCGGAAAGTTGCCAACAAAAGTTGAACAGCGGCGATTCGATATCATAACTCACGAGGTCGGGTGCATTTGTTGTCGGATGAAATTCGGCTATTACGTGCCGGCACAGGCTAACCATTTGTTACGCGGTTACCGTATCGGCCACAGTGACGTGACGCCCGAATGTCCGTGGCATCATATGGGCGAGTGCCTTACCGGAACAACAACCAGGGCAATGCGAAAAGCCTTCGGCCCATCGCGTAAGCTGCATAAGAAAGCCTTTGCCAAACAGTTCGGATCGGATGCTGAATTGCTATCATTGACGAATAAGTACGTCGCGGCCTTTGAGTCGCAAACAATTGGAGGTGGGAACCATGAAAATTCTACACACGCTAGAGAGACATCGTGATAATTTGATGGTGCTGCAACACACTACCGCTGAACCAAACATGGCGGGATTCAAATACCTTTGTGTGGTTATCGATGGGCCAGAGTCGTTTGATCGCAAGGCGAGCTGGGCGTCGAGTTTCAATGACGAGGACACTCACAAGTTATTGTGCGCGCTTGCAGAGCAGACCAAAGCATAAATGAGCGAGATACTTGGAAAGAAACCTGCGATGACCGGAACAAAGTCGGTGCTGTCTGCTGGCGGGATGATCGCTTGCCAATATACTTGTGCTGACTGCGGAATCAAAAAGCAGGAAGTGTATGTTCACGCGCGGTGTGGCGAGGACGTTGTGGAGTGGTTTCGCAATGTGATGACTCCCGCGCTGGTTTCGGATCACAGTATGCGATCACCAGATTGTCACCCTACCGAGTTCGAGCAGGTACTTGTGCCTATTCCACCGGGAACCGAAAAGATCGGTGGTCCCGTTGTCAATTAAGGAACCCTGATGCCTGCAAAAAATCAGCGACAGGATGCGCGGAGGGACGAAAACGAGCCAGAGATTGTCAAGGCACTCGAACAGGCTGGCTTCATTGTGCATCGGATCGGGAACCCCGGCGATTTACTTATCTGGAATCATCGCTCAAATCATTGGATTGTGCTTGAGGTCAAAATGCGGGGCGGGCGCATGACGCCGAAGCAGAGAGACTACCGGCGCGATCACCCCTTTGTGCAAATTCCAATAGTTGAAACAAAAGAGCAAGCACTGTTGGAAGTTCGATTGCGGTAGGATACTTTTGGTGCGCATATTCTGCCCCGCTTCGGCGGGACTTTTTTCCTACCCTTCCGGATCGACAATTTGCTAACATCCTGCGAGTGGGGCGTCGGGTCCGGAATCTTTTGCGCGCGTTCCCACCCGCGCTTTTGCTGGTGGGCTTGGCGTCCCGCACTTTGAATAGGGGACATTGTGATGAATAGACCTTCGAGTACAATTACTGCTGCTGGCATCTCTGGCACGATCACCGGGCTACTTTTGATTGCGCTTGCCGTGGCCTCGCCTGAAATGTATGGCAGGGTGCAAATGTATCCGGGCGCGGAAGCACACCTCTGCGCTGCCGTGATGGTCATATTTGGTTACTTCAAGAAAGAGAGGGTGCTGCCGATTGCCAAAGCCTGATGATCCGAGTTAAACTCGCGCAATGGGCCGCGGAAAGGACAAGACCATCAAGAGCAGCGACTTCGGCAATATGTCGCCTCGTGAACAGGCACAGGTGAATGTGATAATCGGGAACAGGGGTTTGTTGCCAAATGTGCGCGTTCGCGGCACAGCCGTTGTTCGAGCCCACGAAGACGGAAACGCACGCTACGGTGTTGGCTCTACGCCTGGACAGTATAACGAGGGCAAGTTATGAGCAAAGAACTTTTCGAGGCGAGAGCCGCGTTAGCAAATGTATATGCAACCGCAAACGATGCCATTGCAAAAGCGCGCGAAAAATGCGCCGAGGCAAAACAAGACATTATCGAGTTCGATGACGAACATCCGGAAATTATGGATGCCGTGAAGAAACACGCCAATGATGCAAAACGCGCGGCTGGCGAAGAGAAAAGAAAGGCTCTCCGAGCCGAAGCCGAAGGCGAAGGCGGTGAAGCATGAACCTTGAAGCAGCACTTCGAAATTTTCTCGCCGATGAGATAGACCTCAATTTCAATACCACTGGCCCCGGCTCGCTGCTGTTCGAAACATCAGCCGATGCCGAGGTCGCAACAATGGCGTCGGTACAGAACCCTGCATTCGGTGCTGCTGCGGCGGGTGTAATCACGCTGCTCGGCGTTACCCTTTCAGACGCGAGCGCAACTGGTGGCACGACTGTTCAATTCTCTGGACGCAACGGTACACCCACGAAACAGTGGGAATTGACTGTCGGCACCTCCGGTACGGAAATAATTATCAGCTCGACCATCGTGGGCGCGACTGACCAAGTTGATTTGACTGCATTGACGATCACCGTACCAGCGTCATAACGCTGCGCGGTTTCGCGAAACTCTAAAGGGCGCTATCCTGCGGGACAGCGCCTTTTTGATTATCAGGGGATTGTCTTGCGATTTAGATTCCGGGCAGAAGCTCTACAGGCAGGTGAGGCTGCGCTTGCGACATTTACGCTGACACAGATACACAATGCTTCGCTCGTTGTTGCGAGGGCCGTGTTCAAAGATACGGTCGATTCGCAGGATACGTACTTGGCTTCGATTGCTACCGAGCAACGCATCAAAAAATGGGGCGATTACACGGACGTTACTATCGTCGCGCGACCCAATGCGATCTATGACGACGCAATCGTTATCCTTTCCAGTGTTACCGCCGATGACCTTGCGAACCACGCGAATACAATTGTCGCAGAGGTCGTCGATGCGACGATGATTGCGCAAGCGAACAGCGTTGTGCCGGGCAAAACACGCTGGTCTAACTATCCGGCTCCATAATGGCGATCTGGAAATCAGTAGAATTTGTTGAAGTCACGCTAGACGCGACACTTGAGCCTGTCACTGTCAATTTGAGCAAGTCACAGGACGAAACAAAGTGTGTTCCTTGGGTGACTTCTCGCGCGGCTGGCACGCTCACTGACCAACATCAAGACCGCATGGTTCATGTCGAGATCATCGATAATGCTGGAACCCCTGCCGTTCGCTGTACTGCGTCTGCTCGTGTGGATAACGACGATTCGTTAATTAAGATATTCATTGTCGAGTTCGACAGCTCGATCAACGTCCAGCAGCTCGCATTTACGATGACGGGAACATCGACAACCGTCAGTCCTGCGTCAGTCGGTGCAGACATCAATGAAGCATTTGTTGTCGCAAGTTACGAGTACACCAGCCCGCCAGCGTCTGACGATGATTGGAACGACGCACTTGTGCGTTTGGTGTTGACCACAACGACCAACGTGAATGTATCTAGGAATGGGTCAGGCGGTACGATTGAGGGCACGGTTTATGTCGTTGATTGTGACAGTGACGAGTGGTTCACGCACCATCACGACGAGAGCTTCGTTGCTACAACAACAACGATCAGAACGAAAAACATCGATTTCTCACCGACCGTTGTTATGGCCGATTGCTTCACGCTGCATTCCTACGAAACGGATGAAGCGACCGATGATATGAAGGACGCTATTTGGAGCGCCCACCTTGAGAGCACGACAGAAGTCCAATTTGAAAGGAATCAGGGCGCTACCTCCAATAGCAATTCGTCCGAGCACACGTTGCAGATTGTCGAGTGCGCAAATAACGAATATGACGTTCAGCGAAACACAACATTCCTAAGCTCCGGTGCGAGTGCAATAACGAACCAATCGATCACAGCCGTGGATCGAACGCGAAGCGTCGCGCACCATTGTAGCGGTTGCGCTGGCGATACTGTTCGTCCTCCCACCAATTCTAGTACCTCCGGTAATGATGCCTTTTTAATGATTCAGTCGGCTATTCTCAGTGCCGACGACAATCTGCAATTCGAGCGCAACGGTACTGGATTTAGCGCATCGCGTATCTATTGGGAAGTTATACAATTTGCCGAAGCGATAATCACCGCATCTGGCGGCGGCACGATTGCACCCGTTGAGGCTGCTGGCACCGCTACCGTTCGTAAAACCGCATCTGGCACGCCATCGATAACCGCTATCGTTGCCGCTGGCGCTGCGATTATCCTGAATATCGCAAGTGGTGGAGGTTCGCTCGCTCCTGTCGAGGCATCGGGTGCTGCGCAAGTAATTAAGGCGGCCAGCGGTACACCGTCGATCGCGCCTATCGAAGCGGCTGGTACTGCACTGATAATCAACACGGCTGCTGGCAGTCCGAGCATCGCTGCTATTGAATCGGCTGGCACAGTCGACCTCATTCGCAACGCCAACGGTGCGCCATCGATAGCCGCAATTGAGGCGGCTGGCACCGCTTTGATTATCAAAACCGCGAGTGGCTCACCTGCGATCACAGCAATCGAGGCTGCGGGTACTGCCGATGTTCTCGGGAGCAAAACTGCATCGGGTGATGGTCCGGTTCCTGCTATCACGGCAAGTGGCAATGCTCTTGTCAAAAAGTCGGCCTCTGGCACACCGTCGATCACAGCAATCGTTGCTTCCGGCGCTGCGCTAGTCAACAACATCGCGTCTGGCGGCGCGACCTTGGCTCCTGTGGAGGCTGCTGGCACTAGTATCATCGTCAAGACGGCAAGCGGCTCGCCGTCGCTTGCTGCTGTCACGGCGACTGGCACAGCATTAATCATCAACACAGCAAGCGGCTCGCCATCGATCCCGGCAATCGAGGCGGCTGGTACGGCTGATGTGCTCGGAACGATCACGGCATCGGGCGATGGCCCAGTCCCTGCCATCGATTCGAGTGGTGCTGCGCTCGTCAAAAAGCTGGCATCAGGCACACCGTCGATTCCTGTAATTGATGCATCCGGTACAGCACAAATTCTAAAATCTGCGAGTGGTGCGCCTTCGATTGCGCCAATCGAAGCAGCGGGCATTGCGACGATCATCAATACGGCAAGTGGCGCTGCCTCACTTACGCCAATTACGGCATCTGGCGTTTCTGTCATTCGGAAAATCGCATCAGGATCTGCGAACGTTCCGACCATACAATCAGCCGGCACTGCCACGATTTTGAACATCGCCTCTGGCAACGGCCCAGTGCCAAGTATCGTTGCTGCGGGTACTGCTACGATTTTGAAATTAGCAAGCGGCGCTGCATCAATTACAGCAATTACGGCATCTGGCGATGCGCGAGTTGGCGGGGTTGTGGTCGTGACATCGGCTGCTTTGGAGGGGCGACAGATTACAGTGGAAATCATAGGACGGATAATCGACAGAGCCTTTACGGGAATAGTGAAATGAAATGCGAGGGCAGAAATTTGGACGACCATTGTTGCTACGTTGATGGTGAGCCTTGCATTTTTCTTGAGGAAAATACGGAACGTGGTTTCAGGTGGTCGTGCGGTTTGCGACGAGAACTCGGATCATGGAATGCGGTAATTGCTGATCCACGCTACGTCAAACAGGTATTGCCGAAACATCGTGCGAAAGGCATGAATTGCCGCGACTGGCCGAACCCTTCTGCGGGCGGGCCTTGCAAACTATGTGGTGCGGGAAATGGCAACAGCTAGTCTAGTCCCTATTTCGCAAACGGATGCTTCCAGCAACATTACGTCTGGATCATTTACCGATATTGACAACACCATCGCCGCACCTTCCGGTACGCCGATTGTTTGCAATAACAACGCCTGGACGAACCAATCAGACAACACGCAAAACGGCGAGATACTTTTTGGCCTGACCAACGCACCCGGCGATTTCAGTTCGTTCAATTCGATAAGAGTACAAATCAGAGCAAGAGTGCCCGCTGCTGGCGAGGGTGATACATCAACTTGGCGAATGGAAATTGAGGGAACCAATGCGCCTACAGCAACACTTGAATGGACCGACACCGAGGATGGTGACGGTTACGTAAACAAGGAATTTACCAATTCTGTTGTAGCGCCGAGCGCGGCCGACATCGACGGTTGGGTCGTTCACATTTACCAGTGGCTTTATAATCAAGACATGGGGCCTGATGGTCTGCAATGGGAAATCGACGAGATTGAACTGATACTCGATTACGACGCCGCGATCATTCACACCGCATCTGGCGATGGGCCAGTTCCAACAATCGAGGCCGCGGGCACAGCACAGATAATAAAAGATGCAAGCGGTACACCGTCAATACCCCCTGTCGAGGCATCAGGCACTGCCACGGTACATCGCGCAGCAAGTGGCGCTGCCACCATTGCGGCAATCATCGCTGCTGGCACTGTTACAATAATCAACATTGCGTCAGACGGTGCGCCGAATCTTGCTGCAATACAGGCCGCTGGCACAGCCAAAATCATAAAGACCGCAAATGGTTCGCCAGCGATTACAGCGATAGAGGCGGCGGGCACAGCAAACGTTTCGGGCGCGACAGGACATACTGCGTCGGGCGATGGCCCGGTTCCGACGATTCAGGCTGCGGGCACTGCCTTAATTCGGAACCTCGCATCTGGCGCGACGGTCATTGCCTCGATTGAAGCAAGCGGATCGGCGGTTGTCGTCAATATTGCCTCTGGCAACGGTATTTTATCGAGTGTCGTTGCAGCGGGAACAGCAAAGACAGTTAAGGTCGCAAGTGGAACTCCGAATACCCCTGCAATCACCGCGTCGGGCACTGCTGTTGCTGGTGGCGTGACAATCATCGATGATACAGACCTCGATGGCAGATTGCTCGCTATCGACATCGATGCGCGGCATTATGGCAATCTGAACCTAACCGGCCGCGTGATACGAAATTGATAGAGGATAGAAAATGACCGTTCTCAAACTCGTGCCTCAAGACTTCGAGCTTGTCTCTGGCAACGATAAAAACCTCAATTTCACAGTGCTCGATCAGGATGATATAGCAGTCGATCTTTCAGGGGCAACAATCGCATGGTCGATGTCTAATTCCGCAAAAAACAAAACACCTTTGGTCAATTTACTTAGTCCTGCTGATATTACGATCACCGATGCCCCGAACGGCAAATTCACCGTTGCAATTAAAGATACGGATACGGAAAGCTTCACAGGAGGCGATTACTACCACGAGGCGCGTGTGACTAGCTCTGGTGGATCGAAAACGACCGTCGCTTACGGTACGGTCCATTTGCTCGACAACATTATCGACACATGATCGAGATCAAGGTCAAAGTCGAGACGAAGCGGGTAAAACGGTTTTTGCGGAATGTTCAAAAACAGCAGATACCGTTTGCGGTCGCACGTGCCATTACGCAGACGTTGAATGTCGCAAAAAAGGATGTGCTGCGACAACTCGACAAGGACATTCGGAATCCGGTGCCGTTCACGCGTCGCGGGTTTAGGGTTGATGGCGCTGACAAGAAGACGCTGCGTGGACGGTTGTTCATTTTGCCGAAGCAGAATGAGTACCTGCAATACCAGATATTTGGAGGGATTCGGTTACCGAAGGGCGTGGCCCTTGCGCTACGACCCGCTAAGCCGGGACCTGGCCGAATCAAGTTGAATCGCTTTGGAAACCTGCCAAGAAGTCAGATGGCAAGAGCACAATTGGCGAGAGGTGCCTTTTCTGCAACGATCAACGGTGTTGCGGGTATCTGGAAGGCCCCTACGAAAACAAAGGGCGGCAAGATACGCAAGGGCAGTAAGTTTCAACTGCTACTTGCCTATGAACGGCAAGCGGTCTATCGTCCGAGATACAGGTTTTTCGAACGGGGCCAAAACTCCATACGGGTCAATTGGCCGAGGATATTCGAGCGATCTTTCAGAAGCGCATTGCGCTCTGCACGATAGAGGATAGGACATGAACCGATTAGAAAATTGTGTACTGAAGACATCACCGATTCCACCGCAGCGGTTGACGGTGACGGTTAACCTGACAGGCATCGACGTATCCGAGTTTCAGGATATGGTCAAGCTGTGCCTTGCAGTTGATTCAGTATCCGGTGCCAGCAGAACGATGGACATTGAGATTACTGATGGCCTGACGTTGGGCGGTGCGTATGCCTCGATGGTCCCGGCAGTGAATTTCACGCAGGTCGGCTTGACGGACTCCGAGCAGGAAATCGATCTCAACATTGATAGTGCGAGGCCGTTCATTCGCGCAGAAGTGACGATTGCGGGAACAACGCCGATCTTTGAAACCAGCCTGCAAATGATCGGCCGTACCGGCCAAGAGTAGACCCCAAGCACGATGCGAAATTGGTGGGAACCATGAGCGATTACGATTTCGAAGTACATCCACGCGGCACATATCGGGCGTTACTGAGGGCTGATGTTATCGACCTCTACAGCCCGGACGCAGACATCAATTGCGAAATAGATGGCGAACCAGTGGCGGGGGTGCATTACATTGGCACACGGCTTGATTCGGATGGGTCGCACATCGTCCTGATTGAACGCGATCACACAATTGCTGCGCATCTTGCATCCGATACTTGCCCGGAGGCTCCACGGCTGGCCGTAGTACGCCTGGACAACTCGAAAAAAATAAATAACGTATTGGGTCAAGGGGGGCGTAAAACATCCTGCGGGTCCTCTGGCGGCGTTAATTCGGTAGGTAATTCGGAGT